GACGAGCGGGTGGAATGGCTGGCCGGGATGAAGGGCGCGTACAATGCGAGCGATTTGAACCGCGTTGGTACGGCTCTGAACTATTTGGCTGGGCGTCTCGCGCCGCTTTGCGGGAAGAATATCCAGTGGTCGGCTAAGACGGATTGGAGCATGACGGACGTTATAACAGCTCCACAGGCCGCCGTATACCGGCAGCAGATACAGGATGTGAGAGACGCGCTGACGTACCCGGGCGGAACGCCTGCCGTACCGGAGATCGACCGGATGACGTACACTGGGGCAAACAATATCGAGCGCATTTTGGCGCTGTGCGAAACGCTGATCGATAACGTCATTAAGGCGTTTCGATATACAGGCGCGACGGAATGCGCTGCGGGAGGACTGATATGAAAGACAGACAACCGACAAAGGTGCTGGCAAACGGCGCGATCCGATACGGCATTTACGGCGCCGACGGAACGCTCGACCACTACGAATACATGAAGCGCGAGGACGAGCCTACAATCGAAGGTACGCCGCTAAACAAGGCAAATCTTTTATCCGACGTGACGGAGAATAAGATCTGGAACAACAAGGAGAAACCGGCTGATCCGACCGTCAACGATGCGCTGTACGAGTTATCTAAAGGCACGGCGCGTATCGGCGACATCTCCATGACTGCCCGCGGGGATCGCTCGGCTTCGTGGCTCCCCTGCGATGGACGAGCGATCTCAAACGTCGCGTATCCGGATCTGTACAACGTCTTGCGGACGGACGTAGACGCAGGAGACTGGGACGAAATCGAAGTCACGGGCATGATTGGCACGCACCCGTCGATCTCGTACGCGAATGGGCATTGGTTTATCGTAGCGAAAAGCGGGAACAACTACTCGTTGAAAGTCGCGACATCAGACAATCTTGAAACATTCACGGTTGCGAACATCAGCAACGTTGGAACGACACAGACAACGGTCGTCGGATGCAGCAAAGTGCACTACTACGATGGTAAATATGTATTTGCCTATTACACGACAAGCGGATCGCACAGGGTTTGCGTTATCTATGCAACGTCCCCGAATGGGCCGTGGAAAGTTGCTGCAAATAAGTCCCTGAGCTCTTTGGGAAGCTACATAAGTTGGGAGCCCGGAGAAGTGCTGATCTATGGCGGGACCTACTATGTTATGCATCCGAGATACTCACATGTACAGCAGCAGAGGTACATATGGGCATCCGATTTAGGCGGAAACTGGGACTACGGATCAATAACGCAGGAGTACGTCGGTTCGTTCGTGCAAGATGCAGAATATGGGCCTATTTATGCCAGCAAAAATGCTGGTAGCATGCAGAAGTTTATGGGCCTCGGCAGCACGCCGACTGCACTTCCGGCCCATTTTGGATACCCGGGCCCCGGCCTTGCGGTAAGCGGGAGCAAAATCGTTGTTGTAGAGGGGAACCAAATATCCTATTCGCTCGACGGCGGACAAACAATCGCCGGGACAACGGCGCTTGGTGATACATATCCCAGCTCCGTTCGAAACATGGCGGTTTACAATGGCGACATTCTTGCCGTTGTGCTTGAAAACTCCAATGGGGACTATATTGCCGTAATGAGTGCGCTGGATGCTGCGCCCATGATTGCTGCGACCGAATACAATGTTGCTGGGCTTGCGATCGGTGGGAACGTGGTTGCCGGTATCGTCGACACATCCTCAGATGAGCAAATTAAAATCCTGAGAAGGGATTTTTCCTACTCTGCAAAACGTATCCCCAACATCACCCCCGACGGGCGCAGTTATGCTTACATCAAAGCGCTGGAGGAATAAGCCATGCAGGACAGACACGGCACGAATGATCTCGCAAACGGCGCTGTGCGGTACGGCGTGTACGATGCGGCCGGGAGCCTGCTGCGGTACGAGTGGATCCGGCCAGAGGATGAGCCGTTGGAAGCAGGTACGCCGCTACTCAAAGCAAACCTGCTGACGGACGCCACCGCCGAGAAAGTCTGGCCTGCGGGCGACACGCCCGCTGATCCGAAGATCGACGAAGCACTCGCCAAGCTTACCACGCCGCGCGCCCGCCCCGGCGACGTCGTAACGACTGCCCGATATCTCGATGAGACATGGCACGTCTGCGACGGCTCGACGTTTTCCCAGACTGATTACCCGGCGCTGTACGCCGTCCTCGGCAGCACGACGCTGCCGGATATAAGCTATTCAGGCGACACCACGACATACATTAAAATGGTGGACGATTAGCCCGCCGGAAAGAGAAAGGTACATAATCAATGGATGCTGGAACCATCACTGCGATCATCTGCGCCGTCCTCGGCTCGTCCGCACTGACGGCGGTCGTCAACGCCGCTATCAGTGCAAGACAGAAAAAGCAGGACAAGTCCGATAATCAAAACACCCACCTTGCAGAGATCGACAAGAAGCTCGATCGGATGCAGCAACATCAGGCGGAGCAGTATTTATCCATCCTGCGGCTGACAATCATGTCAGAGGAGATGCCAATGTCCGAGCGCCTGATCGCTGGGCAGAAGTATGTCAAGCTTGGCGGAAACGGCGACGTAAAAGCTTTCTTGCACCAGCTTGAAAAACAGTGCGAACACAATGGAGTTTAGTAAAAAGTGGATGCTCGGCAGCGCGCTCGTCAGTTTCGCGCTCATCATCGCCTGCGCGGCAGGCGCAGACCTGACAGAGATCACGCTTGCAGCTATGGCCGAGACCACGGCCAGCACAGGCTTTTACCTCTGGAAAGCAAAAAACGAGAACCGCGCGAAGTACGCGCAAAAGTACATGGACAAATGGGCCGAGAAATACGGCCCGGAAGCGGCAGCACGCATCGCGGAGATCGTGCTGAAAGACTGAAAGGAGTAACTACATATGGACTACACACAGATCATCTCGGCAGTGATCGCGCTCATCGGCGCGCTCGTTTCGGCGTTTTTGATCCCGTGGATCAAAACCAAGATTGACGCAGACAAACTGCAGACCATCCGGGCATACGTCGAAATCGGCGTAAAGGCTGCGGAGCAGCTCTACGACGCGACGGACGGCCCGGCGAAAAAAGCGTATGTTCTCAGCTTTTTGGCCGAAAAAGGGATCACATTTGATAGCGAGGTTATTGATAAATTGATCGAGGCAGCCGTGCTGCAGCTGCACCACGAGTTGTACGGGAGTGAGCGGGCATGAGTATCAAAATTGGGCAGGCCAGCCTCGGCGAGACAGGCGGCCACGGGCAGCAGCCCGGAAACCAGACGGGCCGGGAGCTGAATTTTTCCACGTGGTATCCAGCCGTGTGGCTGGGAGTGCTGCGGTTCAAGGACCCGGCAAAGGCGGAGCTGGCCGCGAAAGCCTGCGAGGCCGGCGTGAAGAACAAGAATATCGGCTACGATATGGACAATCGCAACACCGCGTATGCGGCGGCAAAGGCCGTGGGCTGGGATCTGAGCAAGATCACAAAGCCGGTGGAGACAGACTGCTCGGCATTTATGATGCTGTGCGCCATCTCGGCAGGCGTGCACAAACTGGAGGATCTTTTCCGGCGGCAGGGAAACAGCTGCACCACCTACTGCATGCGGCACGACTGGCCGCAGACGGGAGAGTTCGAACTGCTGACTGCGGCCAAATATCTCAAGAAGGACGAGTATCTGCTGCGCGGCGACGTGCTGGTATCCAGCGGGCACACGGTCATGGTGCTGGAGGATGGGAAACACGGAGAGGAGGAACGTGAAGTGGTAGAAAAAAGCAAGATCATCGTGGACGGCAAGGAAGTCGCCGTTGAGCGTATTCTGAAAAACGGTACGAACTACGTAAAGGTGCGCGATATCGCCGCCGCGCTGGATCTCGAAGTGAGCAACAAGGGCAATATCGCCGTGCTGACACACAAGGAAAAGTGACCCTCCGCCGGACGGCGGGCAGAAGGGAGTGACGAAAGCATAACTGCGCGACTGGCTCTGCCGAAGGAGCTGGAACACCTCACGCGCAGCGACTGGGAGCGCGTCACTGACGAGGGCATACTGGATCAGATCGATCAGCAGATCGTG